GCGACAGCAAATCCAGTCGCGAATTCTTCAGGCTCAGTCACCAACCAGGCAATACAAGTTTTACAAGGACCATACATCACCAACACATATGGTGATGGTATTCAGTGTCAAGGTGCTACCATGAACCTCACCCCCTATGTCACTAGAACTGGAACGTGGCAAGATCCTTACGAGGCTTTTTTCAATGATCCTGTCTACAACATGGCAGATAACAACGATGATAATATACCTGACTCACCTGGTGAGATATTATACTACGTTCCTACACGTACAGGACAGAAGTCTACGCAGAATATAAACTTAGGTCTATCAATGACCATTTCTATACCATTAGATAAGAAAGCAATGGCACAGTGTAAAGAGTCTGTTGCCTTACATAATGAGTATCGTACTCAGGTCATAGCTAACAAGCGTCTTGACTTTGAGATAGCTAGATTAAAAAATTGTGGACAGATGAAAAAAGAGGGTATAGTTTTCCACCCCAAGTCACCATACTATAGTGTATGTGCTGACGTTATGTTGATCAATCCACCTGGTGTAGTAGGTGAACACAATCATTCTATTTCTTCAAAGGAGGTAAACCTTTCGATTGGCGATACTGATTAGTTTTTATATCCATTCTCGTTAACCTTTGTTCTTTCTTACCTAACTTCTTCTTCACAGTAGTGGTTAGTTTTTTTATGACTGGTTTTATTACTCTCAATAGTAATGGAGTAGCAGCAGCTGCGGCTGTTGCGACCACTGCTATCGCTGTGGTAGTTGTCACCTGATTAGTAGAGGGTAAGAATTTCTCTGCTACTGAGGTAGGTTCATACAATACTACACAGGTAGTACCCTGTAGTTCATGACCTATTACTTTCTCACTACCATCCTGTGTTAAGTCACCCACTCGTGGTTGATTAGGAGCAGGACATGGTGTCTCTTCTTTAAGTCCACCTGTATCAGGCACCTCTGGGGCACCTGGTGGGTCTGGTGGTGGTTCTACCTTGGGTGGTGGTGTCTCTACATATATGTTTAATTCTTCTGGAGTATAGTCCATCGCATCATACGTTGGATAGTCTCCATCACAAAGAACCCTCGTCCCATTGGAGTCGTCCTCCTTTAGGTTGGGGGTTTCTCTATTGTCTGCTGAGTCTGGATGAAACTTGACACAACCAGGCAAGTCAACAACAGGAGAACCTATGTTTAATATGAACGGTACTGTCTGTGTTGCGGGTGGTAGTGAATATATCTGTGGTACTTGTATCCTAAAGACATTGATACCTTCAGTACCTACATCATTAATCTGTGGGATCGACATAAGTTCCTTGGTTCCTACGTATCTCTCTTAGTTCCTCGAAGTCCTTATTCTTTTTACCGCCATCGTATGCCCACGCATACCCTTCGTCTATCATTTTTTCGTTAAGGGACACAATTGCATCCCCGATATAAAGCCACCCAAGAAGACGACCATATTTACCGACCCCACCATCAAGTTCAGTCCTAATAATAAGGTCATCGTCACCGTCAATAGCACCTTCGAGGTGGTCTTTAATCCATGCAGTCGCGTCCAGACCGAGTGCTTTTTCTTCAAGATTTCTTGTCCTCTTCTCAGGTGTGTCGACCCCTGCCACTCTCACTCTTTCTTTCTTGTAGAGATCGAACCCAAGGTCTATAGTAACATCTATTGTATCACCATCTACTACTTTGTCAATACTGATCACTCGAAAGTTGTAACAACTCTTCCTGCTCGGTGGTGTCATCGCTCCCATGATTAAACTCCATTAATGCTTTATATATGTCATCTTCTATGCCCTCTGTCTTGACTTTGTTACGTTCGTACTGAACGTTCTGTCTTGCCCACGTCATGAGTGTCGTGTAGTCCTGTCTGAGGTCAGCATGAGCAGGAGGATCAGTGACAGGTGCTGTACACCCGACCATTATAAAAGGTATCAATAAGTATTTCATTCGCCTACTGAGTGGATTACAGGAACCACGTTCCTTAGTATATTATATAGATCTCTACACTCAGCTGTGGATACTGGATAGAACTCAGCATGAGCATCAAACCCATCGTATCTTGTTGCTTGATTGATTACTATAGATCCCTCAGGTCCTGAGACTGACCTATGAAATGTATTACGTGGTATAACTAACGCACCACTGTGTCTATTAAGATGTACTATATGATATTGATTCTTCCAATCTCTATTGACTAACTCAAAGGTTCTCTCTCCCTGTACCACTCTGTTACAGTCGTCTTGAAAACTATGGATGTAGAACTGTTTACCTCCTACACAATCAGGTGGAGGTGATACAGCAGGACCTGTATGTACTACAAGGTCAGCATGAGTCGCTTCTTCTACTGATATATCATAAAAAATAACATCGTCTGTCTCTCTAAACACACGGTGCTCATTAAAATTAATGTCGCTCACTTTTTCTTGAACTTGTTATCTATTGCTACTTTAGCATAGTATAGCAGAATAATCCAGAATGTAAAGATGGCACCATCAACCCATGATAGTTCTTCCCATGCCCATTGTAAAAATTTAAACATTAATCTCGTTGCCTCCAGTCATCTGACTTATCATTCCTAAACCAATCTGCTATATCATCTGCCCCACCGAAACCCCTTTTATGTTTTCTTGGGTCGGAGTCTCCTATGTCCAAGAACTTAAGAAAAGTTGAGTCAGGATCCGTTGCTAGTCTTCTTGCCTGACTTATCATACCTCTTGCTGAGGTATTTCTTTTAGATAATTTTTGTGCCCAGATCATATCTTCAATGGAGACTTCTGATCCTGCTGCTATAGATTTGCAGATTCCTTCAAGACGAAGGCGGTATGCTGTAGATAACATGTACTAATGAATAACATTATATCTACTTATACATTATACGATGAGACCCTCTGGTAAGACAGGGTTTCCAAACAATTAAACGTGTAACAACATAGCATGTTGTAGTTCTCTTGCGTGGTTCAGTTCGTCTTGTGCTATCTCTTGTATCTTTTGATCCTCTGGATGGTATGCTGCGTACTTAACGTATGTCTCGTAAGCATGTTTTTCTATCTTCATATTGATATCATAAGCATGCTCTGGACTGGTAAGGTAGTACCCAACCATGATCCAATAATATAATAGAACAAGATGTTTAGCAAAGAATCTGTCGATCCAATACTTGTTACCCTCTCTGAGTTCCATCTCTTCCAAGTGCTCTGTTTCATTTAATGCCTGATAGAAATGTTCTTTCATAAGATAGATGTGATCCGCACCACGTAGTCCTAATGACTCACGAAAATGTAGAACACTAATGAACGAGAAGTATGGTGCTCTAGCAATAACTTCTAGAACCCAAAACCTCTGGAAGTCTCTACCTCTGTAGAGAAAGTCAAGGATATAGATTGTAGTATCCAAGACCCAAGTGTTAAATTGTTTCATACTATGTAAGGAGTACTCCAAGCTTGTGGAATAAGGAATGCTGCTGTGCCTATGATAATACCAAAGGTAATACAGGTTGACTTGAGTGGTAGGTTTTTCATCTACTAAGTAAATATACTCACTACTATATAGTAACATACTTTCATTAAAAAAGGGACTCGTGGTGAGTCCCTTACATTTACTTACCAAACATGGTGTTGAAGAACACTTGCCAAGCACCTATCGCAGCACTGCCATCCAGTTCATCAAACATATACATGTTCAGTCGGAAAGCAAAGTTAGCCTCAACTATAATAGCATTCTGCTGTGACATAGTGAGTGGTAGTTTGTCTAATATCTCACGATACTTTGTCTTGTATGCTTTCTTATCTTCGATGTCAAACTTATAGAAGTCAAGACCCTCCTCTAGTTTCATTGCCTTCTCTGCTATGGTCTTTAGTATCTGACCACCAGATAGATCACCAAGGTAACGAGTGTAGTGGTGACCCACTAGCAACTCTTCTTCACACTCCATGATGCGATCAACATATGATTGACATGAACCACTTGGTTTGATCTTCATGAACCAATCGTCACCATAGAAATACTTAAGGTCTTTCTCCAATGCTCTAGTCCTGCTGAGTTCTTTCAACTCTTGTAGAGGACCTAGCACAGGTGACATAGCATGGGTGTCCATGCGTTCTTCCAAGGCACGATAAACATAGTAGAAGTCTGCTACAAGTTTCCTGTAACTCTCTTCCTTTACACACCCACCGAGAAAACTCTTCACGAAGGAGGTGTTCTCAGCAGCAGAGTGAGACTTCTTAGTTCCTTCCTTTATATCTTTAGAGAATGTCATTTAGTAGGTGGTGTAGCAGGAACAATTTTCAATGGCATCTGTTCGATCTTAATTGTCTGAACAGTTCCACCGCTAGCTGAGCCTTCGTCTTTCTTCTTGGAAGACTTGCCCGCTTGCACCCCGAAGGTAGCTAAAGTTCCTGTGAAGACCGAAGCTATAAAGGTCGGATCAATCTTCTGCTCTTGTACATAGCCAGGTATCTCGACGTAGTTCAATGTTAATATCCCTGCCGACCAGGTGAGTACCGCAAGTCTGACGACTGTAGATAGGAATGCTAGTTGCTCTTCCTTATCCTCAGCATGCTCTTTTAATTTACCGAAGAGACCTTTTTTCTCTTCGCCCTTCTTTACTTCTGCCATGTTTCCTCCTAGAATGGTAACGCAGGACCAGTTAGATCAGGCATAGCATCTTTGATGCCACCGCCTATGTCAGGCATAACTGCTTCCATTACTTTTGATTTGATGTTATCTACGATAGCATCCTTTCTGATGAATACATATCCACCAATGCCAACGACTCCTAGTGCTACTACACCAGAGAAGATAGCGATTCCGTTAATAATTTTCTGCATAATAATTAGTCAGGTCTATTATATAGTCTAGAAAAATCATAGGGGTAAAAAAATTACCCGAAAATTTTTTTCCACTTTTTTGGTAATCAAAAAGTCAATTTAGATTATACTTCGTCTTACAATATTCTACAACACCTTCAACATTATCATGTGTATCACACCACATGTCAGCACAGTCATACGTTTCCCTAGGTGTTTGGTTAGGGAAGGATGCCATCAGTCTTTTTAATACATTCTGACGGAGGTGTTGTTTTGAAGGTGTCCAGTCTTTCATCTTAAAATAGGCATTTCGTAATCATAATTTGGAACGGGTCTCGTTCTAGGTTGAGGCATAGTAAGAACCTCTACAAGTAAATTGATATCAGCAGATATTATATCATTAGTCTCTGCCATTCTACGATATCCATTACCAGTATAAATTTGTCCTGATACAACAGCAATAGTTGCTGCTCCCCAGAACATATAATAGAACTTAGACTTTATTTGATGCCTAAGTTTTTCACTTTTAATCATAGTTTAGGTAGTTTTTCTAACACTTGACGTGTGATGTCATCAATAATATTGACATCTATATCCATGAACGGTGGGATAATGCCAAGGATTCTTAGCAGTCCGTCAATGAATAGGGCAAGCACAGTGAACCCCAGTATCATAGAGATAACTGTTGCGTCTCTGTTATGCTTTGCCATTGATGCCTCATCAATAGCTCTCGCTTCAGCAACTGCTGACTCGATCAAAGCATTAACCTCTTCCTTAGTATATGTATCTCTAGGAGATTTGTATGCGTCGGATAAAGGTATGTTCTGTATGAGAGTTTTAACCATTCTAGTATAGGATGTGTTTTAGTCTACCCCACCGTGAATGTTATGTCAAGTACATTGCTGTCCTTGCTCCGACAATACTTGGCCAGTCTTCAGCGATGGCAGCATTGACGTAGGTCATATGGGTAGTAGCAAGGGCAGTCTCACCTCTGTCGGTAAGATCTTTTTGTACCACGGTGTACTTTCCACCGCCCTTTATTGTATCATATTTAGTTAATTCATCGTCAGAAAATGATTCTGATTGGGTTTTCCACACAGGATGTGTGAACCCTTCTGGTTCTTCGTAGATATATCCATCTCTAATTACGTGGGTCTTCTCCCATAGTTTATAGTTACCATCAAAGTCTGAAACCAACTGCTGTACCTTGTTCCAAACCTTCTCTGGTTCCTTAATGAATGTAAGATCAGGTGCGTATGTAGATACAGATGTCACCTTGTAGTCAGGAAAGACAAGACTCTTCTGTCCTTCTCCCGCAGGAACTAAGAAACCTTTGAACCATTTGGTAGTAGTTACACCTCGCATGTCCTGATAAAAGACACACTCACCATTCATCACAACTGTAGGTTGTGTAGAACGACGAAGGATCTCAGTGTAGATAGAACCCATGTCCTTGAAGGCACCAAAATGTCGTGAGTAGATAGCATCGTTATCTACACACCATTGTTTCACGTAGGTAGACTGGTCACCATTCCTTACAGTGTCATGTACTGTAGGTTTGATGCCAGGAAAACCAGTAGCGAATGTTTTAAGTGAGGTGACACCAGTAGCAACTTCACTTGTACTATTAGTATCAATTATTATATGTACGTTCCACATGGCGGAGTTTTATTTTTATTTATGCTCCGTCATCGTGATCCCATAGATGCCTGAGATCCTCTGGGTTTTGAGGTACCATCAGCACTTTAGATCCATCTTCTTTTGCTAGGAGTATAGGTTCACCCTGCTCTACTCTATCAAGATATGATTTCTCATTCATCTTGAGTTGCTTCTCTGTAATTTCTATCATTGTTGTAGAGTTACTTTCCAGTTGTACTTATAAAAGACTATGTTCAGTTGAACCCATTTCGCGTAGTGAATGCCACGGTAACACAGCAGAGCGAATACTCTCTCTGGGTTGTGTCTGTCTGGGTCATACTCAGGTGCGGTATGTCCCTCCCACCTGATCTTAAACATTGTCTTTACCTCCTGTAACATTTCTATTTAGATGTCAGGAGATGTTCACATTGTACCAATAAAAAAAGAGGGTGTCAAGCACCCTCTGTAAGTTCCGAATTGTAGAGACCGCACGAAAGGTCTCGTTCTTATTTAGAATGCGTACTTAGCACCAACTTTAACACCGTATGTATTGTCAGCAGTCTCGTCTGTAAGAAGAGATAACTCACCATAGGCACCAACTGAATCAGTTAGGTCTAAAGAACCACCAACGTAACCAATGAAGTCTGTTGAAGACTCACCGTTATCTGGAGATGTTACTACAGGACCACCTGATACGTACCATGACTCACCTTCGTATCCAATTTGGAACTCAGTTGAAAGTCCAGTATAGTCATCACCTGTGTAAGATGCTACTGTCTCCACATTAACATAAGGACCAGCAAAAGCTGCTCCAGATAATAGTAGAGGTGTTGCTGCTAGGGCAGCGATTGTTGATTTGATCATTTTAATTCTTATGTCTCGCAAGATATAATATTCCTGCGGATGATACCACCCACGACAAGGGTGATTTTTCTACGCAGGGTTACGATCTTTCGAGTCCTCGTAATGTTATATAGTATATCTTAATACCATCTTGATGTCAACCCCTTTAGGATAGTGTAGCATCTGTCACAAGATAGGTACATCCTGCCTGTCTTTCGTCTGGTTCTCTAAGCACAAACTCATCAAACATATCACCACATATATGTGTGTGGCATAGATATGATCCTGTGTAAGGTATGACCTTATCTTTCTTGTACATCCCAGTGATGTAGTGCTGTCTGGGGTATGGTATCTCTTTAGATCTAATCAATCCACGTGGTTTTCTTTTAGTCCATACGTTTATATACAATCTACAATCATCCTCTCCTGCTAGGTCAGCCCATGCTAGGTTACCATCCCATAACAATGTCTTGGCTTCATCACCGTAGCTAAAGATACATTCTTTTGGTTTGATGTTACCGTAGGTCATGTCACTGATACATGTAGCACCAAAATCATAGGTCAAGTTGACACACCCACACCACTTAGGATGTTCTATCTGTGGATCCATTTCATCTTTATCAAAGTGGAACCCATCAAATGTATTCCCCTTCTCTGATTGATATACCCAGTATTCTATACCAATATACTCTCCTGTTAGAAATGCTGAGTGCCACTGTTGAATATATTCTTCCACCATATTGTGTGGAGGATCACCACTACCTATCCAGTAGTTCTTTCTTCCGATCTCCTTACATGTATTGATTAACTTAGCATTAGTATGAGGTGAGTGAACCTCATGATATGATCTAACCAACATCCCTCACTGTTCCTGTTGGTTCAGACTCTGCCATTGTTTGATACTGGATACGTGTCATGTCCCATGCCATATCCTTTACCTTTCTTTCTGCTGCCTTCTTATCGTCAGCATCTACCCTAACCCACGTGTTGTAGGTCACTTTAGCCTCTACATCGTACTGTTTCATTAGTCTTTGATGATAAAATGTTTCTTGATAACTGAAACTTGGTCTTCATACTTGGCAATCATGTTCAGTTCGTTTTCGAT